GTTCTAATGAAATCGGCTACGTTAAATCTTTGTAAATGTGTTTGAGAGTTGCCAACCATTGTGGCATCAAAGAAGGTATTTTCTAACTGTACTAAAGGAGTATATGTAGGAGTATACTGTAAGTTTGGTGCTCCAATATACTGCATGATATTAAAATATCCTGGTTCGTTAGAAGCTGTTACCAATCCGGAAGATGTGATAGAAGCGTTAATAGCATCGGTAGGAGAAAATCCTACCTCTATATCAGGTGATGTTTTATCGTATACGTTTTGGTAGTATTGTATAGTAGTATAAGGAGATAGTAAACTACTAGAAATATTTAATACGCTACCTGTAGTAACACTATTTCTATTTAATTCCTGTATACCTGCTACATCGTAGATATTATATCCACCATATTCGTTTACAGTTAAGATATCTTCAGGAATACCATAAGTAGTAATTAAAGCTTTTACACCTCTTTCAGTACCTTTTGTTTTTAAAAGATAGGCTAAGTTGTGATATAAACGCTTATAAATTTCGTTCTTTAATTGCTCTGCTGGAAGAGTTGCGAAACTAGAAGTTACGCCAGCTGATGCTGTAATAAAGGTTGTTACGTATTGATTAATAAACTCTTGTCCAAAAGGAGGAAGAGATAGGGAGGCAGTTAAATAAGGCTGTCCTGCTAAAGGATACAAACTGCTACTTGCTATATTAACTTGAGAATAAGCGCTAGATGTTATAGGTAAAGCTGATCCAGTTTGATTAATACCTAATAAAGAATAGTAGATGTTATCAGATACATTTGTATTCGTGTATAAGTTAATACCAAAACTTTTTAAAGCATCTCCTACCTGATCCATAGATATACCTACAAAAGGATTGTTTTCAGCAGAATATCTATTGCTTAAATCTTTTAAGTAAATCCAAATATTATCAAAATGTTGTCCAACCATGTCTAAAAATATAAGATAAGGACCATTGTTTTGATCGTCTCTTATAAATCCAGGAGTTGTATACTGTAACCAGTTCTTATTTGTATTATCGTAGTTAGATGATGAATAATACATACTCATCGTCGTTGCACTAGGAGTAATGTTTGGACTACCTAACCAATTAGTAACTTGTGATGAAGTTGCAGAATATAAGGTGTAAGGCTGTGTTGTCGAAGTCTTAGGCCAAGCAGTTGAAGCTGATGTGAAGTACAAATAGTATTCATATCCATCAAACTTCTCAATTATACCGTCTATCTGACCTTGTAATGTAATTTTTGACGAGTCTGTATTAGTTGATGCTATACCAGCTGATGCTGATTCGATTTGTTGAACCTTGTAGTTAAAATTGTAAAGTCTTTCAGTAGCAGATGAGAAGTGTATAAAATTATCGAAGCTACCGTAGTCAACATTTATTTGAATACCTTTCTCATCCATCATAGATTTTAACTGCTGGTAAGACGATGTTACCGAAGTCAAAAATAAAGATGTATAATTATAGTAAGGTGTTGTTTTACTTATTCTGTCTGTTATATTAACCTTATAGTTAGGACCTCTTAAAGGAGCGGAAGTAGGTAAAAGATCGGGAGTTACATTTATTGTAACGTTAAATTCAACCGGCTCTGCTACTTGAGATACTGCCCAAAAAGCAGTCTTTGTATCGAAGGTAGTTGGTAGTGGTTCATATAATTTAAATATAACATACCCCTGTCCTTCTTCCTCTACATAAACAGCATTTACTGCTATTATTTGAACATCTAATCCAAAGTCTAGTAAGAAGTCAGGGTAGTAGGCATCAGCGCCTAGAATCCCGTTAAATTCATTGAAAGCGGTAGATAATTGTAAGTTAGATAAGTCTTGACGTGCTGCCTTGATTTCTGTTCTAGATCTTGAAATTTCTTTAATCCAAAAGTTCTGTCTAGGGTCGGGACCTGATGCCATTAACTTTCTAAAAAAGTTATACTTAGCATTTACACTTCCTCTATTAAAGCCTTGTGCTCTAACATCTGCTTCAGGATCCAAATTAAGCTCACTAGTGGTAGAGTTTTTAGGATTAACATTGCTACCGATATTATAGTCGGTTACATTGTAATTACTTCCTATAACCGAACCAGCTAAATCTTTTATAAAGAATTCAATGTAGTCGGTTGGTCCACCAAAAGAGGGAGTAATAAAAGACTTATTAACTAAAGCTAGATCGCTATTATTATATTGCTGGTATTGATCATTCGAACCTAGGTATGTGATGTCAACTGTCTCCATTATAATATCTTAGTTAAGTTTGCGTAATTTGAATTTGCATCTAGCAGTTGTTGTCTCAATGAGTTTATCTCCTCTATGTAAGCTTTCTCAGAATCTGTTAAAGTAACACCTCCTAAATACTCTGTACTTCTTGCTACTAAGTATTCATGTGAGTTTACTTCCCCATTAGCAGGTATTTGAAAAAACAATTCGTTATATAAGTCAAAAAAAGCTTCTACTGTAACTTGCTGAGTAACGGCTGAAGCAGTCGCTGGTGTGTACAGTTCGTTAAAAGAGGTGTCTATTACTCTTGGATAAGTATTACGTCCGTATACCTCTTTTATTAAATCTACTTTTTCACTCATTATGCTATGACTTTAAATACTAAATTCTGACCTGTTAAAATTACTTCTTCGGCTGGGAGTAGTGCTAAATCTTCTGGTGCATATACTGATAATGCATTGTAGATTGATTGCTCGTTGTCGTATAATGATAAAGGACCAAAAGTAGTTTGATAAATTGAAGTCTTAACGAATATACGATAATATCTGTTAATTTCCAACCCATTCATATACATATAGAAATAGTTACTTACACTATCAGCGCTAAGCTTTGTATAAGTACTATCAAAGTCTATTACCATTTCATTAGTCTTTACATCTTGAAGAGCCCAACATGAGTTTTCAGATAAGTAAAGTTGATTTAGATAAACAGATTGAGTTGAGAAAGATCTTGGTGGATAAGTATATCTAACACCTGTTCTAAATTTAAAATTATTACCTTGAGTAAACTCTCCAGGATTATTTGCTAAAACTAAAGTAATTTGATCGCTTAATACAAAGTTAGAACCTTGTGGATAGTAGTGAGAGTCGTTCCACTTGAATTGAATAGTAGGCGGATAGATCGTATGAGTATCAACTGAGAAGAACTTTAGATCGATAAAGGCATTTGGATCATTCTCTAATACAGTCGGATGTTTAACTACAAGACCTCTGTTTTTTACAGATCCAGTAAACCAACTATTCATTATGTCGGTTACGTCCATATTAACATCCTTACTATCCATATAGTCAAAATATTGACTACCTGTCAAAGTATTATTCCAAGAACCACCACCCGTTGTCCATGGAGCAGAAGCTCCAGCTGGTCCTGTGTAATCCCAAGAAACGCCATTAGTGGATTCAGGTACTTGTGCAAATCTACCAGTACCCATTGTCCAAGATTGTGTTAATGCATATGCTTGAAGTGAGTAGGTTGTATTTAAGTTTTGTGCAAAAGCTAAGCTAAGTTTAAGATTTGCCTCATAAGAACCACTAACAGATTGCGATGCAAAATTTTGAAGCTTTGCTATATCTGCGTTCGAAAATTGTAATACAGCTCTTCTAACATCTGATTCGGGAAATAATTGATCCGTAGTATTGTAGTTACTATTTGCAGCCAAATCGTAAGTGTAATATGGATTCTGAGTGATTAGCTGTTCTCTGTTGTAGAATGCTATTCCGTCTTGAGAATTCTTTACAGATACTTCCAATACTTCATCCCTACCAGTATTTTTGTTTGGATATCGAGAATAAATTGTTGCATCTGCTGATGCGAATATTTGGTATACTGCCATATTATTATAATGTTACTACACGTCCTTGAATATCTGTGTCAGGATATTTAACTTCAAAAATAGATGGGTCTAGTGATGGATAGATTACACCATTTAAAGTTGCTCCTGCTATATCATAACTATATTGAGAATAACCTGTATCAGTTCCTGATAAATTTACTATAGCTACTTTGTTAACTGTCTGTACACCTGCTACTTGATCTAATAAAGTGTAGATTGTGGATAATATAATTGGTTGGTTTATTTGCCAATTTTCTCTATTGAAGAATACTTTTAATGCAGCTAGACAATTAGCTATTGTATCTCTAGCAGAATAGTTAGGTAGAACAATTATATCAAAAGCTACTTTTATGTTTACAATGTAAGCAGGCTTTAGTCTAATAGTATCTGTAAGCATTCTATATTCCTTCAAGTATGTTTGAATATTTTGTAATAGAGCGGATCCTGGTACCTCAAATTGTCCATTTACGTTATATGATAATAGATAAATTGAAGTTGCTAAAGGATCTCTTTCTCCAGGTTGATTAATAACATATTGAAAGAAAGTTGCTTCGTCTTTAGTTACATAAGCTTTTGCCACTTGTCCAAACTTAGCTGGCATACCTAAAACCATTCCTAAATAATCTTGTTGAGTAACAGCTCTCATTTGAGAAGGAAACTGGTTGAGAGTGTTTAGTTTTAACTGTTCTGGACTATCGCCATCTCCACCACCAATAGCTCTCTCTGCGTTATTAACTGCTAAAGATTCTTGAACTGTGGCAGCGGTGGTTGGATTAGAAGGGGTGTTGTCAAAATTACTTGTAACGGTTACTATATTGGTTAGTTGATTTACTTGAACGTTTGAAACAGCTCCGCCACCAACTAGGTATTGAACTGTTAAAGTTAAGTTTTGTGGTGCTAAGCCATAGCTATCATTTGTTACAAAGTTAGTTGGATCAAAGGCTGTATTTAAAAGAGTGATGCCATTTACTGTACCAATACCTACGTTATTTGGATTAGGTAAGTATCCTGATGCAGATACTGCTGATACTCCTGCTCCAAATTCTAATTCTAAAGAAGTGTTTTCTTTAAATCTAGATACAAATCTTCTTGGTACTAATTGCTTTTCTAATATATAAGGAACTTGATTAGCTTCTGAATATAATTGTGGGTATGTGCTTTGAGTATTCTTTACTGGCTTTAAAATATAATTTTGAGCTAAGTAAGGTACTTCATACCACTTATTACCATTACCATCAGTCACACTTATAATCTCAATGATGTTTGTGTCTTGAATATTTCTTACTGGAAATCTTTCAGCTGCACCAAAAGTAAAGGTAGTAGATTTAACTTGACCAGAAATGGCTTGAGTTGTTTTCTTTAAAAGATATGTATTTGGATTACCACCCACTGTAGTATAAACCGAAATATCTGTTGGGTTTATAGAAGAAGAAAGGTTGAAGTTTACAGAGTTTGGAAGATAGAAGTAAATATTGTTGTTTACATTTGACTTAATCTGTGCTCCTTCCTCAACAGTCAATGCGTAATTAAAGTCGGGTGCGTAGCTAGAACCTGAGGCTGGTAGTTGCTGATAAACATCTAAGTTTACAATAGCTGCAGAAGTAACCTTTGGCCTATAACCTAACATGTAAGCTAAGTTGTATAAATTAGAAGGCTGCTTTGCGTACTCTAAGAAAGTCTCTTGAGTTTGATTATCCAAGTAGAAAGATAATACATCTCCAACATAAGCAGCCATGTCAATGAACATAGTACCAGGAGAAGACGTAGAAAAGTCATTATAGGAGTTTGGGTAATATGCTTTTGCATATTCTATTAACGCTTCCTTAAAAGTGCTAAAGTCTTTATTGAGGTATCTTATATCCTTGTTAGCCATTTATGCTTAGTGTTATATTATCTGATTCTCTCGTATTCTTAATAGAATAAGAAAAGTTAATTGTTAAAAGATTTTGATCAGGAACGCCTCCAAAAGTCAAAGAGGTTATTACTACGTTAGGAAAGTACTTTTCAACACCCGTTCTTATTAGAGAATCTAAGTTATCAGTTGTCTCAGCAGTTATTTGCTCAAATAACGAACTTCTAATGCCAGCACCAAAGTTGGGATTAAAAATTCTCTCTCTTGGATCTGTAAGTAAAAAGTTAATTAAGTTATATTTTATTTGATCTTTCGTATTGTAAACAGTTTCGAATACAGCAGGATTATCAAAAGGTAAAGAGACTCCAATTCCTGTTGAGGGTCTTAGGTCTAATACATTAATATTTCTTACGTTATATGCCATTACACTTCTCCGTTTTGTTGCATTTTAGCCATTAAAGCTGTGAAATCTGGTACTGCATTGATTTGAATAGCGTCTAAGTTTGAGCTAGGTCTCGCAGATGCAAGCATACCTCCAACTGACTCTACTACTGGTGTTTCTTTAGCAAAACTTTGCATGCCAGGAAATCCTGCTGCATCTTCAGAATCAAAACTAAAGCCATCCATATCATCTTCTGACATTGAATGAGCTGTCTCGGCAAGTAGGTTCTTTAGTGGATTATTTGGACCTAGATTAGGCACAGATAACCTCTTAACTGGCTGAGTATTAAGGGTTCCAGGAACAGTTGCCTTTTTTGGAGCTACTGCTTCTGTAATTGGTTGTTTGTTAGAAATAATAGCTTCCTTAAGAATAGTTGCAAGTTCTTCTTGAAAAACTGCTCTAACTTCTTCACGAATAAGCTTTCTAAGTAAGTCTGTTTGTCCCATACGCTTATAAATATTTGTTTATTACATTTTTACTATCTCAATAAACTACCATTTGGATTGTTGTTTTGAGGTGTTTTATTGTTTTGGTTTCCCGTTTCTACTCCTACTGTATAGGCTACATTTGGAGCTGTTAAGGCATTATTGCCATCAATTTTAGCTTGATCAACTTGCGATTGGAACGCAGTTGCTGAATTTTGCATTGCTGTTTTAGACCTAGTTCTTAACTTCTTACCTCCTGGTAGATTGTCAACAAATGCGTTTAATCCAATGCCTGCACTGTCTCCTGTACTATCTGGCACATCTGGATTCTCTTTTAATAGGTCGTTGAAGTTGAAGTCACTATTTAGAGATGTATCGTTTTCTAAGTAGTTAATAGAAGTTGTAACAACAGCTAAATCGGATCCTGCAAACGAACTAAACTGCGGTGCAACAAGACCCAAGCTAACAAGCTTAACTTGAACTTCTTGAATTATTATGGATGTATTAGTTGCAAAAGTTAAATCTGATTGTGCTACTATTGTCCCACTTTGATCTACTGCAATTCCTCTTCTACGTTTATTTTGTATTGATTTATCAGTCAATTCCTCATCTACAACTCTTATGCTATATTGAGCAAATGTTGCTGAATTTGGATCTGTTTTTCCGTCGTAGATTGCGATATAAGTTCCTAACTGTTCTTGTATCTGCTTTAAGTCCTTGTAACTAGCTTTTAAGTCTAATAAAACTGCCGAGTCTTTTGTAGTTTCACAAGCTTCTAACTCTCCTATTAAAACTTGAAGCTTTGTAAGTAATTCTATGGAATTTGCTAACAAGTATCTTATAAAAGATACTAACACAGTCAATAATCCATTTACTTGTTCTAATCTTCTAATTACTTGATTTTTTCCATTAGTTGCTGCTTCTCTTGCTTTATTAAAGGAAGCTTGTACTCCTGATGTTGTAAATAAAGTTGGTAGTGGATTTGCAGTAAAAAATATTTCTATGAAAGTAAATATCTTAGTTAGTAAGATAGCTAACTTAATTATAAATTGAAGCTGGCTTAATATGTTAAAAGTTCTTTGAGCTATTTTAACAAAGCTATTAACTGTATTAGAAATTTGCTTTAAGGTTGGTAGTAGTTGAGTAGGATCTATCACTTTAGATAATCGCTGTATTTGTGCTCTAACATCTACCCCTAAAAAGTTTCCAACCAATGCTGCTGTTGAAGCAAAGTCAAATGTCTGTATAGTAACGCACACAGATCTTACGTCATTTATTTTCTTAATTAACTTTTGTAAATCGTCATTACTTATATTCCTATAATCCGTATACTGGTTTGCTAGACCTATAAAATCATCTATGAAATTTAAGCTACCTCCAAATCCAGGTACTTGAGAAAGTAGAGTAGCGTCTTCAGGAGTTATAATAGACTTCTGACCATTTACAGTAAAAGCATCTTTGAGAGCTTGAAGTAAGCTATAAACATTATACTTTTGTACATTTGTACCAGTTAAGTTAGCTGTTCCTTGAGGTGCTCCAGAAGCTGTTACAGCTTGTTGAGGAGTTGTTGTTTTGGGTTCTACTCCAATGTAGCTTGTAATTAAAGTAGTTGGAAGGGCTAGGTATTTATCTATTGTATCTTGTGCTAATTTAGCTTGATCTTGTACAAAATATAAAGCAGCTTCTGTATCAGTCCAAGGTTTTGGTGGTCTCTTTTTAGCTTTAGAATTTGTAGTTGTAGTTATAAAGGATAGAATATTACACAAGTCTAATCCATTTATAGTATCTAATATATTAAACAATCCTGATTGAAAAAAGTTAGTTATCTTGAGAGTTGTAGCTCCTCCACTAATTATATATTTTCCTGTTTTAGGATCTGTAGTTACAGTTCTTTTTGGTGGATTAGTTGCTGACCCCCATAAGATTTTATACGTATTAGTTTGTAGAGTTGCTGTAGTTTTTACAAAAAATAGAATAAGAGTTTCAATTGGATCTTTAGGCTTGGGTTGAGAAGCAGTAGCTTTATTTATGGCTGCTTGCTGGAAACTAGGATCACTTAACTTTGTACCTAATGCAGTAGTATCGCCACCTAAGTTGGGTTTTGGATTATATATTGGATCTGGTAATGCCATTACTTAGTATAGGTTGATTTAGATAAACAAGTTGTTTCTAATTGCGCTTTTATTAGAGGTGCTATCGATTGTAAAATCTGAGCTGATGCAACAATTTGAGGAATAGCTCCTGCTAGATTGGATTCATTTAATGCAGTTAATCCTTTAGCTAGATCTGACAACGTATCTAATAATTGTCCTAATTGAAAAGCTGTCTTATTTCCAAGCATAACA